TCGTTATTGGCAAAGTAGATACAGCGACTTGATGTCTGATTATCTTAAAGAAGCTGAAGAAAATATAGAGTTAAAGAAACAGTTGAAGAGATTCAAAGCCGAAAATTGGCAATTGAAACATAGAAAGAGGAAATGAAATGAACACCAAAGAAAAAATTGTAGTGCTAAGAAACACTGAAGACGGAAGTTTTTTAAAGAGTTTCAAAAACAAAAAAGATGTACTTGCTTATAATGTAGAACTTACAAATAGCATTCATCTGGCATCATTTTTACCAGAAGAAGCTTACAACATGCAAAAAGATAAAATCGATAATTTAGCCGAAACGTTTGGGTGTGATGTTGTAGTTATTGAAGCATCTTATGACCTAAAATTTATCGATGGCGAATCAGTGCCAGAGTTAACAAAAGAGCAAAAAAATAAAAGCATGGTAAATGGAATGTTTGAGCAGGTTTTTGGAGGTGAATAGAGATGGCAAATGAGTTGAGCGAAAGACAGATAACTTCTGGAGTTAACAAACGAATCGAGGAAAAACAAAACGAAAACTTTATCGTTCCTCCTAATTATAGTTTAGGTAACGCTTTAAGTAATGCTTACTATGAATTGAAAAACTCCTCTAGCGGTAATTTGTTGAGCCAATGTACTGATGAGAGTGTTTATATTTCGCTTTTAGATATGGTCGCGCAAGGATTGAGTCCTGCAAAGAAACAATGTTACTTCATCAAGTACGGTGATAAAGTACAATTGAGGCGATCATACTTCGGAACAATGAAAGTTGTTAAAGAGCTAAATGAAGTTAAAGATATTTGGGCAGGAGTAATCTTTGAAGGAGATGTTTTTAAATCAGAAATCGTTAACGGTCGTAGAAGATTTGTAAGTCATGAATCCGATTGGGAAAACCAAGACAATCCAATCAAAGGCGCTTATTGCATTATCAAGGATATCAACGACGAAGAACATCTAACCATTATGACTAAAAAGCAAATTGATAAAGCCTGGTCAAAAGCAAAAACAAAGAATGTCCAAGTTGATTTTCCTGACCAAATGGCAATGAGAACAGTAATCAATAGAGCTGCTAAATCATTTATAAATACAAGTAATGATAGCTCATATTTTGTCGAAGCCCTAAACCGTACCACAGAAAACGAGTACGACAATGACCGTCAAGTAAAAGATGTCACGCCACAAGAAACAAACACTCTTGATGATTTAATTGGTCACCAGAACGAAAAAACAGACGCTTCTAGCAATTTGAAAGACGTAACTGGAGATTTACATTCAGAACCAGAAAAGACGCTCATAGACGAAAATAAGACGGTTTTAGAAGATACCTCTTATCCGGCAGATGAAATTCCGGATTTTGACCAAGAAACTGGTGAAATTAAAGCTAGCGAAGGCAACCTATTTGATAACCTTGGGGACTTAATGCCATGACGAAGTTAGATTTGCTTGGAAAGGACTATTATAGCAATGAATCATCAATTAAGTACTGGTCTATTAGTCAGTACAAGCGTTTTAGAGAATGCGAAACGAGGGCGCTTGCTGAATTACGAGGGGATTGTACAGATACTAGAGATAACACTGCATTGCTCGTCGGGAATTATGTCCACTCTTATTTTGAGAGTGAAAAAGCTCATGAAGAATTCAAAGCCCAAAACGGCTCTGAAATGATTTCGAGTCGCGGGGCAACCAAAGGTCAGCTCAAAAAAGACTATTTAGTCGCAGAACAGATGATTGAAGCACTTAAAAATGATTATCAATTCATGAAATATTATCAAGGTAAAAAAGAGGTAGCCATCACAGGATTTCTTGGTGAGGTTGAATTCAAAGGCAAGATAGACTGTCTTAATGTTGAATGTGGCTATTTTGTAGATATCAAAACTACAAAAGGCCCTATTGACGACACGGTCTGGAATGGTCAAGAGCGAGTTTACTGGTTTGAGGCTTACGGTTACATCTTACAGATGGGCTTATAAAATCATGCTAGAAGCTAAATACAAGAAGCCATTTAAGCCAATCATTTACGCAGTGACTAAAGAAACACCTCCAGATACTAGAGCAATAGCAATCGAAAATTTAGATGCTATGCAAAATGAGTTAGATAACCTAGCACAAAACATCAAACATTTAGATGCAGTCAAAAAAGGGATAGAACCCCCAAAACCTTGCGGCCATTGCGAATATTGTAGGGCTAATCAATTAACACAAAGAGTAATGATTTTTTAACTAACATTGCAAAGTGAAGCTCGGCCTTTGCAGTAACTATATTTTCCGAGCGAGAAAGGAAATAGTCTGCTTATCGATAAAATCGATAATATGGAGAATTGCTACACTCGTCCTTGCCACAGCTCACACATTTAATAGGGCGAGTGTGGATTTTTGAAAAATGTTTAAGAAACAAAGGATATATGCAATATATGATGACGACAAGTTTGTCGATGTTGGCACAAAAGAAGAGTTATCGGCACGGCTTGGAATTAAAAAGCAAACAATAGAGCAATACATGACTAAATCATATCAAGCGTTAGCTAGCTCAAAACGAATTGCATTGTTAGTAGAAATTGAAGAGGAATATGACTTTTAAAACAGAATTTGAAATACCAATTGAACCAAAACCTCAAACTAGACCTAAGTTCAGCAAATTTGGTACGTACGAAGATCCAAAGATGAAGAGGTGGCGAAAAGAGGTTTCTGGCTGGATAGAAAAAAATTATGATGGACCGTTTTTTGATGATTGCATAAAGGTAGAGGTAACCTTTTACATGAAAGCCCCCAAAACGCTATCAAAAGAGCCTACACAACGTTCTAAAGGTAAAACAATACAAATATATCAGAACTTCGTGCGTGAGCTTATATGGCACGCTAAGAAGCCTGATATTGATAATCTGATTAAAGCTGTTTTTGATAGTATTTCCGATGCAGGTTACGACAGAATACAGAAATCAGGTATCGTTTGGTCAGATGACAATATCGTATGCGATTTAAGAGCAAAGAAAAAATACAGTCAGAATCCAAGAATAAAAGTGAGGATTGAAGAGATTGACAGATGAATTAATAAATAAATTTTACAAAATTTTTGACAATGGGATTGTAAGGCAAATTAAAAAGCTAGATGTAGATTGCAAAAAAGCCGAGCAAATAAGATGTAGCATTACAAATAACAGACGCCGAAAAAACCTTGCCAAGACCATACGTTATCGAGGCGTTTAAAGATTATTTTGACGAAGATATTTATGTGCAGCTGTATCTTAAATCATACAGAGAGTATCACAATCCAAACAGCCACGAAACGGAGCTTTTTATAAAGTTAAACAAAAAGCACAGAGATACAAAGTTACATCATTACAAGGAAGTTAAGCGATTGATGTACGCAGCAATGACTTTTTGAGGAGGTATAGTATGGCAGATAAAATAAACGCAGAGAGTATGCAAGCTGCATACAACGAAAATTATCAAATGTTTTTGGCTAAAAATGCAGATTATGGGAACTCGTTCGAAAAGTCTTTGAATGACTTCGGATTTATCGCTGGTGTCGTCCGTATAGGCGATAAATACAACAGACTATATAATCTTATAAGCAGCGACAAAAACGTCTCAGAAAGCCTGTCAGACACGTTAAACGACATGGCTAATTATTGCGTGATGTTAGCGGTTTGGTTGGAGGAAGAGGAACGACACCGAAATTTAGAGCATGGGGGATAACCGATGTTAATTAATAAAAATTTAGTAAGAGACATTAGACTTGCTATCAATGAATACGATGATAATTATGACGAAGATAACGCAGAAGTTTGTATAGAAGTCATTAGACGATTGATTGAACAGGAGGAATTCTGATGATACCGAATTTTAGAGCGTTTAATAAAGAGACCAAAAAGATGTATGGTGTTGACGGCTTTGAATTAAGTGTGCGCAAAATATATAGATGCAGCTTAGCAGATGATGAGTTTCGTTGTGGTCGCTTAGAGACGTTTCATTTTGTCGAGGATAACTTTGACGATTATATCCTCATGCAATCAACAGGCCTAAAAGATAAAAACGGCATTGAGGTGTTTGATGGGGATATCGTTAAGTGTTGCAGACTTTTTAACGACTCTTTGTCTGAGTACGTAGGACAAGTAAAATTTGTAGATTTTGGTTGGAACATAGTTGATAAAGCAGATACACACGATCCATTTTACAACTACAAAGACGGGTGTCCAGACGAAATTCGGGAAATCGAAAATATCGGAAATATACACGAAAATCCAGAATTACTAGAAAGGTTAGAAGGATGACAAAATATATTGAAATTAAAGATGATTGGAAAAAAGCAGTAGACCATTTAAATGATTTTATCGAAAAGTATAGCTATAAGAAGATTGTTGTCGTTGGGTATCAGGTTGTTAGAAACCCCGAGACAAACGGAACATGTACTCATGTGTTAGTTAAAGTGGATTGATGAAAAAAATATCAAATTCGAGGTAACAGAATGACAAAAGAAGAAGTAATTGCATTTCTGACAGAACAGCGTGATTTGCGGCTTGTTGGATATGAGTGGGGAAAAGACAATCTGTCCGTTTTTGCGAGATGGCAATTAGAACAAGCAAATATGTATTTAGATGTCATTGAGTGGATAGAGGAGATGACGAAATGACTGAACAACAGATGATTGATTGCTTGCTTTATGAGTTAGCAAAAAAAGACAAATTGAACATTAGACGAAACAATATCATAACGTTTTTATCGATTGTGCTGATGGCTATATCTATTTTAAACGTCGCACTGCAAGACCACTACAAGTCGCAAATTACAGAATTACGGACACAGTTAAGCAGGACACAAAAGCAGCTTAAACGTGCTAGTGATGATAGAGCTAGACAGACAAAACGGATTGCTGAGCTGACTGGAAATGGGGGATAAAGTTGTCATTAATTGATGAAGTAAAAGAATGCGGTTCAGAATCTCACAAAAAATGGTTTGATAGGTACTTTGATGGTTTAAAAATCGAGGAGAAACTTAAACAGTCTGCGATGAAAGGATTCTCTGGTTATAAAATCTCTATTCCAAAAAATGATGAATACTTAGCTAGACGACTTGATAGCCAAAAAACAATAGATTTACTAAAATACCGACTTGGTGACGGTTTTGATGTCGAAATAAAAAATCTTGAATCATCATATAAAATCTTTGGTAAACCAGTTGTACTAAGTAGAGATTTATTTATTTTTTGGAGGACAGGAGATAAGAATGGATGATAACACAGCAGTTGTTTTGATACTTTTAATATTATTTTTACCGTTTATTATCGGAAGTTTTAGAGATTAAGCGAGGTAGCAAATGAATATTGAAGAAGCGAAGAAATTGATAGACAAACAGTCTATTGGTAAAGGTGGTGTCGGCGACATTCCAGTAGTGAAAACACATATTGTAAAAGTATTACTCGACCAGATTGACCAACCTCAACCAGAAGTGCCACGGTTTGTGGCTGGTTGGTACGAGAAGCATAAAGATAGCTTAGAGTGCGATTTATATTTATATCACATGTCGATATACGATGAAGAAGTCGAAAAAGATGACTTCTATTACTGGATGCAAACATCAAAAAATCCAGTCTACACACTTATTAATATGCACCAATTCGGCTACACCATCCAAAAAGAGAAGCTGTATACGGTTGAGATACCTAATCCGAATGAAAGACAGTTAAGTTTTGTGCTGATGAGACAACTTAGCGGAAATGTAAGTATCAAAGTTATGCATAGAGATAACTTAGACTTACTAAAGACAGATAATGATTTACAACTAACAGAATCCGAAATCCGCAAAGATTTCGACTGGGCGTGGCAGTTTAGAGAAGAGGTGGTGGAATGAAAGAAAAAACAATTTTTATATCCAAAAAATATGCAAATGACTTTAACAATGACAAATATAATTTGTCCTCTGGCTATTATTTTAGAAGTGGTGAAAAACATGATATTGCTATTGTTAAATATGGTGAAAAAGATTATTTAAAAAATACTGATTTAGCATATGTTGTATGCGATAAAATCGTTGACGCAGACTCTATAGGCTTCGTTTATCATGGTGAATATGAAACTTGGCATTTTAAACTATTAAACACAGAAGCAAATTAAAGTCCCACGCAAGCGCCTAAGAGCCTGCAATGGCTCTGTGGGTCTACGAGCTGGAATACTCGTTAAACTTACCCTGGAAGCTTTCTGTAAGTATTCAGCTAGCAGATTTGGAATAATTAGTCTGCTAGTTATAGAGCGAAATTTTTAGAAAGGGAAATATCCTCCGACATTTTTTTCATAAAAAATCTAAAGTCTGTTATCGCTCACAGATGATTATACAAGCGTAATGCTGCAAATAAAGTGCTGACGCAAAACTAAAAATTTAATACTCGACAATTTAACAACAAAAATAAGTCAGCAGAGAAATGAAAGGAGAACAATAAAAAAGCCAGCTCACGTAAGCCAGCTCCAATATATTTGTCTACTAATATTATATCATAAGGAGTAGCTTGATGGGTCGTAATCAGACAAAAGCTGACATTTTATTAAACGAATTAAGAATAATCCCAAAACTTATTAAAGAGCTTGAACGTGATAAGATTGCGAGCAACTCGCTGCTGTCAAGTCCTCAGTGGTCAGACATGCGAACGAGCGGAGGGATTAGACAATCACAAGAAGATAAAAACGTCAGCTTGATTAGTAAATGTGAGTATTACAACGGACAAATACAGACACTAGATAAACGTAAAGGCGAGATTGTCGAATTAATTATGCGTATACCTGACATGCTGCAACGTCATGTGTTAATTACTACATTTGTAAATTGTCAGACGTACGACGAAGCGATCGACAGATTAGAGATGAATCGCAATAACTACTATATGCTTAAGCGAAAAGGTGTAGAAAGTCTGAATTTGATACTAAATAATACTGAATAATACTATATCAGTATTAGAAATGACTGAATAATACTCACAAATACTAATCAATGTCATATAATAGTATTATCAAAATAGCAAGAAGAGATAATCATTTACCAACAGACTATTTATTTAGTCGTCAACTTTAACTACTATCAAACTTGCTATTTTGTGGTGTGGGAACAATGGTTCTGTGTCGGTTCGATTCCGACTGTTCCTGTTCGATAAATAGAAGTGTCCCAGAATGGGGTAGGCAATTAGCTTAGCATTCATTCGCTATTTATCTATGGTTAACCAATTAGTCACCAATTGTGGTGGCTTTTTATTACAATTGTAAGAGGGGATGTTGCAAACTGCGTGCAGATAAAAAAGGTACCCACCGGGTCGCGTTCGAAAAAAATAAACGCCGGCTACTAAAAACCGCCCACCTATGCGGTATCTGTGGCAGG